AATGGAAGCAGCAAAACAAATACTAGATAGAATTGGTATTGTAAAGAAAGATCAACTAGATGTTAATATGAATTTAAAACATGGTTTGTTTATATTACCAGCAAAAGAAGAACCACAAGAATCAATCGTAACACCAATACAGGATTAAATATGTCAGACAAACCTAGTAAACCTAAAAAAAAAGTTTACGCTAATGAGCACCCTAAATATAAAAATAGTAAATCTTATAGTGAAAAAGAAATACTAGAGTTTAATAGTTCTGTAAAAGAAAAGATAAGAGACTGGGACTCAGGAAAAATAAAATCTAATATGAAGTTAGGTGACAGTAATACTAAATCTAATATGAAAAGGGTTGATCCTCAAAAAAGACTTCAGATACTAGAGTCTAAAAATAAAGGTACTTATTCTATAGAAGTATAAAGTGGAAAAGATTAAAAGAAAATCTAGAACTATCCCCTTTGGATATAAACTAGCAGAAGACACAGATTATATTGAACCTATACAATCTGAATTAGATGCTTTAGAAGAAGCAAAGAAATTTTTAAAAACATGTTCATACCGAGAGGTTGCTATTTGGTTATCAGCAAAAACGAAAAGATACATATCATATGTCGGACTTAGAAAAAGAGTTACCAGAGATACCGCTGCCAAAGCCAAAGAAGAAAGTAAAGACCAAAGCCAAGCAGTCGGCTAAGCAGGCAATAGCAAGAACACGTAAAAAAGTTGCAAAGGCAGAACAAACTTTACGTTCAGCTAAGATCCATGCAAAAAATGTCAAGGATAAATTGTTAACCATTGACAAAGTATTAGATGGAAAAGAACAGCAGCTTATAACCCAAGACGTAATAGACGAAGTTCCAGCAAACGTACAGGAACATCTAGCAGGTAAAGAGATAATCTTTCAACCTAACAAAGGTCCACAAAGAGATTTCTTAGCTGCATCAGAACGAGAAGTGTTTTACGGGGGTGCAAGAGGTGGTGGTAAATCATACGCCATGTTAATAGATCCTCTAAGGTACTGTCATAAAGAACATCATCGTTGTCTACTACTTCGTAGAACTATGCCAGAGTTAAGAGATTTGATTAATCATTCTCAACGATTATACTCAAGAGCATATCCAGGAGCAAAATGGAGAGAGCAAGAAAAAGAATGGAGATTCCCATCAGGAGCAAAAATAGAGTTTGGTTATGCAGAGAACATGACAGACGTATTACGTTACCAAGGGCAATCTTACACATGGATAGGAATAGACGAACTTCCACAATATCCTTCGCCAGATATTTATAATTTTCTAAGATCGTCACTTAGATCAGTTGATCCTAGTATACCAGTTTATATACGAGCCACAGGCAATCCAGGTAACGTAGGGTCACAATGGGTTAAAGAAATGTTTGTAGATCCATCAGATCCAAACACAGCTTTTAACATAAATATACCTACGCCCTCGGGTACAAAGTATATAACAAGAAGATTTATACCAGCTAAGTTACAAGACAATCCGTACCTTATGCAGACTGATGATTACTACGCAATGTTATCATCACTACCTGAAGTACAACGTAAACAGTTTTTAGATGGTGACTGGGATGCATTTTCAAACTCAGCATTTCCAGAATTTAGTAAGGATATACATGTTGTTGAACCTTTTGAAATACCTAAAGGCTGGCAGAGATTTCGTGCTGCGGATTGGGGCTATAGTTCTCCTGCCTGTTGTTTATGGTTTGCTATTGATTATGATAATAATCTATGGGTTTATCGAGAGTTGTATACCCAAAAGATTACTGCAGATGTTTTCGCAAAGAAAGTCATAGAGCTAGAGCACGGAGAATACATACGCTACGGGGTTTTAGACGCTAGTACATGGGCAAGAAGAGGAGATGTGGGTCCAAGTATAGCAGAGACGATGATACAGCAAGGATGTCGTTGGAGACAGTCAGACAGATCTCCTAAGAGTAGAATTAGTGGTAAGCTTGAAATACATAAAAGATTAAAGTTTACTGATGAGGAAAAGAAAGAACCAGGACTTAGAATACTATCTAACTGTAGAAATTTGTTAAGAACCTTACCGACACTACCTTTAGATAATAGTAACCCTGAAGATATTAATACACACGTAGAAGATCATGCATATGATGCATTAAGATACGGATGTACAAGTAGACCCATGCATACAAGTTATGCAAATAAATTATACGGTAGCAAAAATAAATCAGAATTTATCCCCTCAGATAGAATATTTGGATATTAATTAAAGGATAAATGAAAAAAATTAAACTACCTACTATAGATAAAAAGAATTTTCCCTATACACTAGCAATGGTATATTGGGAAGATATTATCGGATCTTGCGAATGGTCGGATATACCAGATATAAAAAAATCAAAGACAGCCGTGTGCTGTAGCTTTGGATGGTTGGTAGAACAAAATTCTAAAACAACTGTTGTTATGGCAGATTTTATATTTGAAGATAGCCATACAATAAAAACAGGTGGTGGTTATACTACTATCCCAACAAAAAACGTAATACACATTAAGAAAATAAAAACATAGGAATAATATGGAAATGAAATTTGACCCCAAAGCTAAAGTTAAGCAAGGTGATCTAAGTACAAGTCCTGAAGGCAAGCAACCGAATCAAGCACCTGGAGATTTATTAATATCTCCTAGTAAAGAGGATGTGCTAGCTAATACTGGAGATGGTAAATTTGGATATCATGAACCTAAGAAATTCAAAAGCCAATTAGATGCTAATTTGTTTACAATGGCAGACGAAAGAGATTACTAATGATTGAAAAAAAATTAAGTATAGGTATGGAAAAATACACAAACGAAATAAAAACACGTGTTAAAAAAGTCTATAATAATTTATTCAATACTAATAAAGATAAAAAATATGGAGAGACTGATTTACTTAAAGGCGGTAATCAGTATTATCCACCAAAACCTTAATAGGAGAATAACATGACAATAATGGGAAGATACAAACATGGTGAACTTTCACCTGATGTTGCTAAATCTAAGAATGAAAAACTTGCTATAGATCCAAATGCTAAAGTTAAGCATGGAGCAGTAGCTGGAGATGGCAATGACAAACCAGGTAAGAAAGATAAAGTAGATCCAGCTATTTTTAAGATGGCTGAACAGAGGGATTATTAATATGCCAATGGTAGGAAATAAAAAATACGCATATACTAAAGCTGGAATGAAAAAAGCTAAAGTAGTAGCAAAGAAAAAAGGTGTTAAAGTTAAAAATAAAAAATCATATTAGTAATGGAAGATAAACCTAATACAGAGGAAGTTAATCCTTTAGTAGGTCATGTACGTTCTTTGTTTCAAGAAGCTGAAACATCAAAGTCATATGACGAGAAACGATGGCTAAAGGCTTATAGAAACTATCGAGGTCTATACGGACCTGAGATGGCTTTCCGTGATAATGAGAAATCAAAAGTTTTTGTAAAGATTACAAAGACAAAAGTACTTGCAGCATTTGGTCAGATTATTGAAGTTTTATTTTCTCAAGGTAAATTTCCTTTAGGTATAACTCCAACATCAGTACCAGAGAATGTGGATACCTATGCCCATTTAAATCCTAATAAAAAACCTAAAGCTGAAGGTGAGTCGGATTCAATAAATCCTGATGAAGAAATAAAAGAAATTGTACAAAGTGTATATGGTTATAATGGAGATGGTGGATCTTTAAAACCTGGTGCAACAGCAACTGATTTATTAAAAACACTTGCACAGGATTATGAAAACTTAGGTTTTGATAAAGGTCCTTCACCAGAAGGAACTCCACAGATTGAGCCTGCTAGATTAGCTGCAGAGCAAATGCAAAAAGTATTGCATGATCAATTAGAAGAAAGTCAAGCTATCACCATTTTAAGACATGTATTTTTTGAAATGTCTTTACTTGGTACAGGAATTTTAAAAGGTCCATTTACTGATTCTAAAACTTACCATAGTTATAATACAATGGAAGATGAAGATGGTAATAAATCTAGTGTATATGTTGCAAAGTCAAAACCCGTACCTTCAATAGAAGCAGTATCGTGTTGGGATTTTTATCCAGACCCTAATGCAACAAATATAAATGATTGTGAATATGTAATACAAAGACATTCATATAATAAACAACAGCTTGAAGGTCTAATAGACAAGCCTATGTTTAGAGAAAAACAAATTAGAGCCTGTCTAGAACAAGGACCTAACTACCAAACAAGAAGTTATGAGTCTTCACTTTATGATAGAGAGAATGTAACAAACATTTATAAAAACAGATTTGAAATATTAGAATATTGGGGAACTGTTGATAAAGAAAAAGCAGATGAGTGTGGATTAGTATATGAAACAGAATCTGATATAATACATGTTAACATATGGTTATGTGGTAATCATGTAATTAGAATGGTTGAAAATCCATTTACACCAGTAAGGTTACCTTATTTGGTATGCCCTTATGAATTAAATCCTTATCAATTTTTTGGAGTAGGTATTCCAGAAAATATGGATGACTCACAACAAGTTATGAATGGTCATGCAAGAATGGCAATTGATAACCTAGCACTAGCTGGTAATTTAGTATTTGATGTTGATGAAACTATGTTAGTACCAGGTCAAGATATGAAAGTATTTCCTGGTAAAATATTTAGAAGACAAAGTGGTCAGACAGGTCAGGCAATACATGGAGTTAAATTTCCAAATACAGCAAGTGAAAACTTAATGATGTTTGATAAATTTAGACAACTAGCTGATGAGTCAACTGGTATTCCTTCATACTCTCATGGAGCAACAGGAGTACAATCAACTACAAGAACAGCAGCAGGTATGTCAATGCTTATGGGTGCTGCAGCTTTAAGTATTAAAACAGTAATTAAAAATATTGACGATTATTTATTAAAACCCCTAGGAGAATCATTGTACCATTGGAACATGCAATTTAATGATGAGGCTCCAGAAATAAAAGGTGATCTAGAAGTTAAGGCACAAGGAACAGCTTCCTTAATGCAAAAAGAAGTAAGATCACAAAGACTAATGACATTTATGCAGACAGCGTCTAACCCATCGTTAGCACCGTTTGTTAAATGGCATACATGTTTAAAAGAAGTTGCTAAGTCACTAGATATTGATCCAGATCAATTGGTTAATGATCCAGAGAAAGCAGCTATATATGCACAAATAATGGGGATGGCAAATGGAAATCAAAACAATAATACCGCTACTGCAGGACAAAAAGAAATGGGACAGCCTATGCCTGTACCTGAAGGAGCTTCGCCAACAGATCCAACTGGAGCTGGAGGTGGCAACATCGGAACGGGAAATGTACCGATGCCAGGGGAAGCTGGTTTTAGTGCGGCAAATTCTGAATCTCCAAGAGGCGGAGAAACGCAATAAAGAAAAAATATAATGATAAAATTAATTCAACAATCTGATGGTACTTATGAATACGTAGATGCAGCAACAACTGCTCCTACAAATTCTAATTTAAGTACACTTAATACTGCACTAGATGCCTATGAAGGTAGTACTAGTCAATCTGTAGTAGATACATCTGTTGCATCTCAAACACAAAAAGTTATGAGAGAAACTCCAGGTCAGTATACTACAAATTTTGATCCTAAAACAGGACAGTTTGAAACTTCATCAACTACTGGTGGTAGACAGGAGATAGCATTTCAAGAACCTGAAAGAACACCAGAAAGTACAGGTCAAACAGCATTACAAAAAGTAATGGCTATGTCTTCTACAACAGGTAGTACACAAGATGATGGATTAGCAAAAGCATATAAATTAATTGAAGATCAACAAAAATTAGCTAAAAGAGCACAACTAACTAATAATTTATTTAAAGGTGCAGACTTTGCTTTAAATACATACAAAGCTATTAAAGGTGACAGTGTATTAAATATTGCTCAAACAACAAATCAAAGTAATATAATGACACCTATAACACAACTTAGTAAAACACCTATAGGTTCAAGTACATTAGGTGGTGTAGCAGGAGCTGCAGGTATAGCTTATGGTGTAAGTAATGCTTTAAAAATTAAAGAAAAAAAAGGAGTGACTGCAGGTGCTGCTGTAGGTATGGCAATAGGTGGACCAATAGGTGCAGTTGTTGGAAGTGTAGCTGGTGGAATTATTGAATCAATATCTGTAATATGTACAGAATTAAATAGACAAAAATTAATCTCAGATAATGATTATAAAATTCATTGGGATTATACTATTAATAAATGGGATAAAGATGATTTAAAAGGTTACTGGATATGGGCAATACCAACTGCTAAAAAAATGAAAACAAATAAATTACTTACAAAATTTTGGCATCACATAATGAAATATAAAATACAATATGTAAAATATACTTTAGGAAAAGATAAATTTACATTAAGAGGATTATTATATAATACATTAATAGAGCAAGTAAGTTTAGGAATTAGTAAATTAATTAAAAATAAAAAAAATAAAGAGGTATTAGCATAATGGCAATAGATCAAACAGGTGCAACAATGACAGGTATGCTAAATAAAAGACCAAATGTTCCTGCTGCCCCAGACATGAGTGCAATGAAAGCACCAGTAGAGCAAGCACCAGTAGAGCAAGCTCCAGTAGAGCAAGCTCCAGTAGAGCAGGTATCAAACAATACAGAATTATCTTTAAGAGAACAGTTTCCAGATGCTACTGAAACTGAAGTTGTTCTTGCAGAAAGATTTAAAACTTTAACAGCTGAAGATAGAGCAGCCATAAGTGCTATTTTATCTCCATCTGTTAAATTAGCAATAGGTAAAATAGTTCCAGAATTTTCTCCTTTAATGGAAAAATTAGGATCTAACGAACCTAATGTAGTACTACCACTATCTGCTATTAGCAGTTTTGCTACACAGAAATATGGTATTACAGATCCACAAGAAGCTGTAAATAGTTTCCTTACGGAAGTTACAGCAACTATGGGTCAACCGATGGAAACAAACAATGTGCCACCTAGTCAGCCTACTGAACAAGCAGGTTTAATGGCTAGCCCACAAAATATGGAAACAGTTTAGAGCTACCCTTATCCATAAGGCACTCAACCCAAGAGGAAAAAATAATGGAAAATGAAAAAGTAGTTACAGCTTCTAAGGAAGTTGAAACGAAAAAAGATAAACTATTTAAGAAACCAGATAGCAAATCAATGTATCAGAAACATAGAGATGACGAAAGTGATCCCGAAACTGAGGCATTTGCTAGAGGAGAATTAAGTAAGTTTAACGAAGAGAAAGCAGAGACAGCAACCGTTCAAGAGGACACAGAAACATCTGAAGAAATTGCAAGCTACGATGGCAAAGCTACTCCTTCAACTGAACGCCCTGAAAATGCAGAAGATCGTGTTTTTAAGAAACGTTATGACGATTTAAAAAAACACTATGATTCTACTTTATTTAAGCACAAAGATGAAGTTAGAACTTTAAGAACGCAATTGGAAACATCTACTAAAGAATTTGTTCCACCTAAATCTAAGCTTGAATTAGAAGCTTGGAGAAAGGAGTATCCCGATGTTTATGAAATGGTTGAAACCATAGCTATGACAAAGGCTGATACTAGAGCTAAAGAGATGGAGGAGAAATACCAAAGTTTACAAGCTCAACAAGAACAAATTAGTAAAGAGAAAGCAGAAGTAGAACTTCTAAGAATCCATCCTGACTTTAGTGACCTTCGTCAAGAAGACGATTTTCATGAATGGGCTGGAAAACAAGATCCTACTATCCAAGGTTGGTTGTATGAAAATACATCTAACGCTACATTAGCTGCTAGAGCAATTGATCTATATAAAATGGATCGAGGCATTAGTGACTTAAGTAAAAAGGAAAGTACAAATCTTAAAAAAGAAGCTGCCAAAGCAATATCTAAAACTAAAAAAGCTGTTGAATCAGATCTTCCTACAAAGAAAATCTGGTCTAACTCTGAAATTAGTAAGATGAATAGAAGAACGTTTGAGAAGTTTGAAGCTGAAATCGATGAAGCCTCAAGAGAAGGTAGGATTCAACCTTAAACTAACAACTATAACCACAGGCAAACATTATGGCAACAATGGGAAAAGCAGCTGGCTATCAGAATTTACCATCAGGTAACTGGGCACCAGCAATTTATAGTCAAAAGGTTCAAAAATTTTTCAGAAGAGCATCAGTTGTAGAAGATATTACAAACACTGATTATGCTGGAGAAATTGAAAATTTTGGCGACACAGTAAATATAATAAAAGAGCCGACTATTACGGTGAATGACTACGCTAGAGGTCAAACAGTTAACACGCAAACACTTGCAGACGATCAAATTCAATTGACAGTCGACCAAGGTTCGTACTTTGCGTTTAAAGTAGATGACATCGAAGAAAGACAATCACATGTAAACTTTGAAGCTCTTGCAACTTCTTCAGGTGCTTATGCACTTAAAAAGAACTACGACTTTAATG